AGGAAGTACGGGCACTACGGGTCATACAGGTAATACAGGAAGTACGGGCACTACGGGTCATACAGGTAATACAGGAAGTACGGGCACTACTGGTTATACGGGTCATACTGGCACTACTGGTCATACTGGTCATACTGGCACTACAGGTCCTACAGGTCCTACAGGAACATTTTCATTTACTGGACCTACAGGATGTATTCTTTATTATGATGGAAATTCAGTTACTGGATCAACCCAATTAACATATGGAGCAACCGGCTTCCAACTTAATGGAGCCTTTCTAAGATGGTCAAATAGCCCGACCGGACTTCAAGTGTCATATAACGGCGGTACAGCTTGGGGAACATTTTATGATACACTTTATAATCCGCTACCGCCGAAAATGATAGCACCATTTGCCACATATGATTATTTTGGTACGACACCAGATGATACGAGTTCTGGTCGTTCGTCATATTTTAAGACGTATACAATTCCTATTGACGCATCTCATCCTAAAGTTCTTATCAAGGTTAGAATGTCGGGCAGTGGAGGAGGAATTTATGGCAGAGATAATGGATACCCCACTATTATTTCTAAAATAACTGCGGGTACTACAACTGAAATAGTAAGAGCAAGAGGGGGGTTAGAAGGTATATCTGGTGTTAATCCTTTACCTTCGGGGTTTGGATCTGGTTCTATTGGAGACCCCGGCTCGAGTCCTGGAACAGCTGGTGAATTTAAAAAGTTTAATTTTGGTGCAAATGAAGGAGATACGATTGAGCTGAAAGTAGCATGTCCTGCAACTGAGAACCTTGCTATCAGCTATAGTTCATCTAATTCAGGAGCAGGATTTGTTAGTATAGAACTTTATGACGTTGAATAATCTAAAGCTTACCAACAATCTTGTGAATTGAAAGAGCAGATACTCCCGAGGCATCTGAAACTACCTTCATCTGCGTCTTTGTTTTTAATCCCATTACATGAGCAACTACACCAGATACAATTGTCTTTGGTGTGTGTTCAAAATCATCTTCAGATTTCATAGAAATTGAGTAAAGCATGTCCATGATGGCAGAACGCTGATTATCGTTGAGATTCAGCGTTGCACATAACCGTTCAGCGATACCAATCTGCGTCTGAAGAACAGTGTTGTCCGTAGCGGAGAAGTGTGTGATAGCCTTACAGAGTGAACGAATATTCACCAGCATAATCTTGGCAATTTCCTCGTGAGATCGAGGAACACCATTGTTGCGACAGGCTACAAAGATAGCTCCACCCATCATGGCACGACGAGTCTCGCCTCGAACCTTCTGAGCATCCTCTAACTGCTTATACATTCCACAAGCGTCCATGATGATTGACTTTGGTAGTCCTGCGTGGGTGCAGGATAGATTGATAGCGTCAAAGATACCCATCCATGAACGCTGAGAATTTGATGATAATGACCAACATGACAGCCTCTGTAGGGCTTTCATATTGGGTGAATTTGCGCCTTTATACGAGATAATCGAACCATATGAGGACTCTGGCAGAAGATCTGAGGTAACGAATCCAGTACGACACTGATCTTCTCCTTTGGAATCTTCATAATTTCTCCACTCTGCTCCTTCGTCGATTACTTTGTCCGTAATTGTTCCACACTTGGTGCATACATGCTCACCTTCGTCGATTATGAGAGTATGTTTACAGTCCATAGTGTTCTACAGATTTGCTTTTATCATTGTCCGTTTTACGCGACTCAAAAGTTAGCGATCCGTCAAGAATTGAGCCCTTTGTTGGAAAGTGGGATTTCATGATTGGGTCTACAGTTTCGGTATATAAATACTTCATCTTGGATTCTAGATCTCCAAAGAAGAGAAAGAGTGCGAATGAGAAGAAGATACCAGAAATATAAGTATCAACTAGGGAATCCATAGATTTTGAGACATTAAAAATTGGAGGAGCATCTTTGATGTAGAACATACTCCAGAAAGCTACTAGACCAATAAATATGAGCTCTACTGCGACATCATAGAACTTGTAAAGAGTGCTCTTACTCTTCCATGAATCATCGAACTCATCAAATAAGAAGTGTGAAATATATGAAAGGACTCCTCCAAATAAGGTATAGAAAATTGCCAGAATAGCAATATTCAAGGATGGAAAGATCATTGTATTAATCAGTGAATTTTAGAATCATTACACCACCTCCAATCATCGCAATTGCTATAAAATCGTGAAGATGTAACTTCTCTTTGAAGTAAAGAACACCTACCGTTGTAGTAGCCATAACAGATAGGCCAGACCAAAGAGCATTGGTAAATGCAAGTCCTGTTAGTCTGAAAGTCTTCACTAACATAGCTCCAACTCCGATATACAGAAGAACGCCTAGAAGGAAGAATCTCCAGTCGGTGATAGAAGTCTTGAAGCAGGACATGGCGGCTGTTTCGAGACCAACGATAATTAGAACATAAAGAATAATCCAAAAATAGGGTGAATTCATTTGATATCTTCCGCCAATTTATTGCGACGGATCTCTAGCCATAAAGGCGATCGTTGATGGATCGTAAACCTGAGGACGGTAGTTAGTAGCAAGAAGTGGTCTTCCAAGATCACGGGTCTTAGTAGCTTTCATCCATGAGATGAAAACATACTTTGTATCAACAACCCATATCCAATATCCTGCTGCCGAGTATTCTTTAACAAGAAACTCGAGAGCATCGCTCAACTTAAAAAGAGGATACCCAAAAACATAGGTTGGAACTTCATAGACAATATACGGAGCGCTTGGATTGTGAATAGCCTGTGTTCTGATCTTTGCTTGAATCTGTGACATAACCGGAGTCATTGCTGCCATTCTATTTAATTTACGTTGTTCCTGCTCGTTCCAGATTTCACGGGCTTTCAGCATCCTTACTTAGTATTAAGAATGTCTTTACCGTTCAGAAAACTTGGTTTAGGAGGTGGGGGAGCAAAAGGTATTCTTCACATCGGAGCTTTGCGAGAACTTGCGAAACACCAAAAATTATTTTTTCCAGATGGAGTGTATGGTTGTTCAGTAGGATCTATTATTGCTACCTTTGTAGCTTTTGAGGTGCCACTTGATGATAATTTTTTAGGAATGTCAAAACAATTCTTTTCTCTGGAAAAATTTACACCCAAACTTACGTTTGAAAATATTTTGACAGGCTTTTCAGGTAAGGGAGTTTTTACAATGGACAAATTTCGCCACGAACTGAAAGAATTATTTATGCTAAAAAATTTGGATATTGAAACTTTGAAAATTAAAGATGCAAAAATGCCTCTTTACATTGTAGCCTCAAATATCTCAAAAGGAGTTCCCACAATTTTTACTGGAGATATCCTGCTTATTGATGCCATGCGTTGTTCATGTTGTCTACCAGTCGTATATAGACCGCAAGAACTATACGGGCAACTGTATATCGATGGAGACGCATTCCTTCCTTATATTGGCTCACTCCATAAAGATGCTTTAATCTTATCTTTGAAGACACATAGTGCAAAGATAACACCTCAAAATATAGAAGATATGCCAATTATTACTTATATGCGCGATGTCTATCACATGGGAACAGTTAATGTTATAGAACTTCATAAGACCGATCTAACTATAGATCTATCTTATACAGGACTTTGTGCTGAGACTAATTTAGCAGATATGGATGTTCCGGATATTTTGAGAAGTGCTTCGGAATCAGTTAGAACTTTTCTCGTCTCCAAGAGCCTTCTTAAGGAATTCTCTGAAGTTGTTGACGGTAGGAGCACCTGACATTTCATAGATCTTGTCCTTTGTTTGAACCTTAAATGTGGGATATGCGACTATACTGTGAAGAGCGGTCTTCCCCTTATCAGTTTCCGCATTTATCTCCTCAAATGAAACAGTCTTTCCGCCATATGTATGATTTCCATTCTTAATAAGCTGTTGGAGTGAACGCCAGGCTTGTTGAGCATGTTTACAGTGGGGACACCACGATGCATAGAAAAACATAAGATTTGAATGATTCTCATCTAGCCCACTCTCTGTTGGAGGCGTCTGTTCAATCATCCTCGCTCCAGGAGGTGTGCCCGTTACCCAATAATAGATTCCAATTATGGAAACTACAACAATCGCAGAGACAATAAGTTCAGTTATCATCTTTACGAAACGAAGGATATAAAATCTGGGCATCTTCGCGTAACTTAGTGAAATAGTCCCGATATGCTTTCTCGGGGGTGCTTCCCTTGATTTGAGCCCATGCTACCTGAACTGTCTGCCTTTCAGGCTCATATGGCTTTGGTTGAATTTTATACCACTTGCCGTTATATTGATACATGCTTAATGGAGGAATATACCCTGATTTATCCATTTCTCTTATTATACGAGTTGTTTGAAAACGGATTCATTAACTGAAAATAAATGAACCGTAAAATGAAGTGTCTATTCAATATCGCATCAGACGTCGCATCCGCAAATTACGGCCTTACGTGCCATGTAACATACTCTCCTCCAAGACAGGTCAACGACGGGAGCTGGACTAGCCCGTTGTGGACTGTAAAAATGAAGTTTCCTAATGTCAGAAAGTCGTCCTACATCGTGTTCGGGCGCGACGACCACGGCTATGCCATTCACGCCATCAAGCAGAATAACTTTCCCGATGAGTTATTTGATTCGATTACTGATGGGTTCTTAAGGAAAGCCAACGAGGTGAGCGCCAATGCCGAAGCCAGCGCCCTGACGAGCGCCTGAAGCTACCGCGGGGGAATAGGCATCAAGGATGGCAAACGTGGCAAGAGCTACCATCGCGATCATACCTACCTGAGAGATTGGGAGCGACTTGCCACCCATGTACTTGGGAAGCCAGTACGCAGCGACGGCTACGACAAGTCCCTCAAGGGCGTACTTCATCGCACGGCTAACTAGGTCGGACATATCAATACCAGGGGCTTGGGCTGTTTTTGCTTCAGGCATTTATAAAAGACTTTAGAGAAATTATTCATTAACAGAGTAATGAAACACATACGTTTTAAGTTTGTGGTGGATCCTGATGTTTTTCAATTATTTAATATACGCGAACCAGCTTTAATTGGATACTATGTCACTGCGTATTTGAACGATCCTGACGGCTGGGCTAAACATGGATATTATTTTGAACAAGTAGATGACCATGAACGCACATTAATTCGATTAAGCAGTCCAGAAACTATCAAAAAGATATGCGGGCTTCCAGGGAATCTATCATGCGCAGAGCTTGGTGGGCGATTTATGTATTTGAACGCGGATAGATGGTTCAATGGTGCACCAAAAAGCAAACTATCATTAGAAGATTATCGTCAGTATATGGTTAGTCACGAAATAGGACACATTTTGGGACATGAACATAAGGCATGTCCTTGCAAGGGTTGCTCGGCTCCCATAATGATGCAACAGACTCTCGGAATTGGACAATGTAAACCAAACACTAAAATTTAGTCTATTTGTTTAATTAAATGAATACTAACGGTTCAACATTTAACGTGGGAGACTATGTTGAGTATACCGGACCACTTCCTGCTGGTACCCCCAAGCAAAGAGGACACATTCAACGTCCACAGTATAGTATAAGTTGGGATGCTGGCTCTACAATGGATCCACTTGCAATCCAACCAAATAACCTCCTAAAGTTAGTAGAGACCAATATCTTTGGAGCTCCGGCCGCCGGTAAGAGAAGACGCACGAAGAAGGCTAAGCGCGGTGGTTCCAAGGCTTACTACTAACCTGATTAATATATAAAATGCTTCTTGGATTTGTTTTTCGCCGTGATAATGAATCATTTTTAATGCCGATGGTGAATCTTCCGCTATTTACTTGGGTGTTTAAATGTGGTGATGGTGCATCGCTAACTTTTAAGTATGTCTCGCGTTAAACTGACTTTCACAGACTACGACACTAATAAACAAATGCCCCGCGAAGAACTACCCAAGATGGAGGACGGACAAATTGTCGACTATCTTGATGAGGATCCCGAGGTCCCAACCCAGCGCTATGCAATTATCTCATTCATCTCTCCAGAGAAGGTTATCAAGCAGAAGACGGAGTTCTTTAATGAGAAGTTTGTAGAGTGGCTTGAGTATGACTGGAAGGTTAAGGGGATGGAGAACATGATGGCCTTCCTTTCAAAGAAGTATTCCCTAAAGGTTGACGATCTTTTTAAGGATCTCGAGGAGTTTACCAAGGTTCACAACAAGGCGATTAAGGAGACGGATATCCATGAGAAGTGGGAGGTCTTCATGCTAAAGCATGAGAAGGAGCTAGAGGCACAGTACTGTGAGAAGGTTGACTTCCGCACGAATGTTCGTGGCGTTAAGGTTCGTCGTATCTTTAGCTCACTTGAGGAGACTCAGCAGTATTCTAAGGTACTTCAGCGCAAGTATCCTCGTGACAACCTCTACATTGGTAAGGTTGGTTGCTGGCTACCATGGGATCCTTCCGAGCATATGATGCCTGAGGTCGAATACGCTACTCAGGAACTCAATGAGATGATGCGGAAGTATAAGGAGAACGAGGTCAATAAGGATATCTTCTTCGAGGATGAGAAGGCTGAGAAGGTTAAGGCGGCCAAGGAGGCCAATGCTGAGACACGTCGCAAGAACGTTCTTGCTCTAGAGCAGGAGAAGGCTGATAAGGGTATCATGGATATCAGCGACCTAACTCAGCAGTTTAACACCGCACTTCACCCATCCGAGGGAGCAATTCGCGACCTATAATAATGGCAATCCCACCTGAAAAGCTGGAGGTTGGTAAACTCTACACTGTTTATGGAGTAGCTGGTGATTACCTTGTAAAATATGGAGTAAGTAGACTCGATGAAGGCGGTATATTGCAGTCGGTTATTGATGGTCGAGATATACCTGGATATGATGCTCCACTTGATATGATGGTACGCACTAGAGCAAAATTTACAACATTTCCTGCTCCTCTCGCATTTGAAGCGTATAACAAATTACGATGGAATGAAAGATCAACACCCGAGGCAGAAAGTGTTCTTTCACAGTTTACTAGAGGAGGTAGAAGACAGACTAAGAAACGTAGACGTCGGTTTACTTCTCCTGCTTCTTAATCTTGACCCAAGGATCGGCGCCCCGCTTCTTAACCATTTCGGGGTTGTAATCTTCGGCGGCCAAGATTGAACTTGTAAAAGGCTTATTATCTGCCCATATTGAGTCATCACACATCTTAAAGGGACCGTGTTCCTGAGCCTTATACCAGAAAACTTGATCTTCAAGGCGATTCGACTGAATCCCGTTGCAGATTACTAGGCACTCATAATTCTCAGTACATTGATCCATAAACTGACAGAACATCTGAAATGTAGGGAACATACCAGCATAGTTATCGTAGATACGTTTGCGATTATTGAGAACAGTCTCGCGAAGAATAAATACGAAGTCAATATTGGTTCTCAGATTGGGACCAACACCTAGAGGGTACTGCATAGTAATAAGTGTAACCATGTCAATATGACGACCGTTCATGAAAATATATCTTGTAGACTCTTCATTCATCCAAGTTTTATCGTAAAGACAGTCATCTAGGATCAAGAATGCACGTGGATCAATATTCGAATTACCACCATTCTTTTTATCTGCATTTCTTGCTTGTTTGGCTACCATCTGACGCTTGATAGCACCCATAACTATGGAAGGATTGTACTTGTCATGAATCAACTTAGAAGGAACCATCTCTTGAAAAAAAGGATTAGTAACCTCCGACCCCGAAATTACAGTGCCTACAGGGAAGCAGTCGCGAGTATTGGCAAGAATATCGCGAACTAAGAAAGACTTTCCCGTATCGCGCTTACCAATTAGAACAATCATAGGAGCTTTTTTGGAGTCAAGTTCGCAACGCTCACGAATTATCCCCATATTAAACTTTTTGATATTGAAGTTCATCTTAACCTTATGCGTGAAGATTTTGATTATGATTTAACCCATCCTCTATAATATGGTAAAACGTAAGCAAACTTCCAACAGCGAGCTTAGAAGTTCCCAACTACCACTGACGGTTCATAAATTTAATTTAACCGCACTCGAACCTTCTGCAAAACAACATTGGAATATTGACAATATCCAACCATATTTCCCACCTATTGAAAAACTATTTAAGACTTCTGATCTTGAAAATGTTTCGGAATATGGTATTAAGTTTAACGAAGAGGCTGTAGCTGTTCTAGAACCAACAAAGATTCGTACCTCAGTAGGCACTCGCGATATCCACAATAAAGTTACAATGTTATTGAGTCCGTATAAGTGGATGAGAGGTGCTTATGGCTCATTAGGATTACCAACATCTTCGGAACAGGCTAGTGCAGTGTTTGAGAAACTACAGAATCCAAATAATGCAGGATATGTTGGTGCTATAATATCCGCTGTTCTATCGCAGTCTGGTTGTGCTCACTTTCCAGAAATATATGGTCTTTTTGTTGGAACATCATCTTCTCATACAATTGATATCTCGGATGACTATGGCGACTTATCTGATCGAGCATGGTTCTCGCAAAATATCGGGAAGACATTTGACATAAAGTTATCGGATGATATACAGGAATCTACGGAATTCAAGCACACAAGAACAAGCCGTCTTGCGGTTAGACTTGGCGATGACACGGATCTGGGAGTTGTAGAGGAGTTAAATGCCATTCCTGCAGATGATGCCGTTATTGGTAGCCTAACACGTGTATTACAGGATGATGCAGGTTCGGATGATGAATCAGATAGTTCTTCAGTTTCAACATCATACATATTCGGAGTTCGTTCCTGCAATTGCAGTGAAGATGAATCAGAAGACGGGGAGGATTACGAGTCATTTGCCTGGGCTACATTTAAGAATGTGCCTGTTCAGGTTACAGTTATGGAGAAGTGTACGGGAACGCTCTATGAACTTATGATGCTACACCCTGAAACTGAAAAACATCATGCCTGGATTTCGCAGGTAATCTTTGCTCTTGCGTTTGCCCAGCGGTTGTGTGGCTTTACGCATAACGATCTTCATGCGAACAATGTTATGTATGTCAAGACAGATGAAGAGTATTTTTACTATAATAGCGGTGGTGTACTTTATCGCCTCCCAACGTTTGGTTACCTAATCAAGATTATAGATTTTGAGCGTGGAGTTGTTTCAGTCAAGATTACTGGAATGAAAGAACCAAAGCTATTTATGAGTGATCATTACGATGTAGACGAAGAAGCTGGCGGTCAATACAACTATGGAGATTACTACCGTTCAAAGTATCCTGAAATGAAGCCCAATCCATCATTTGATTTAGTTCGCCTTGCTACTTCCATCTTTTGGGATCTATTCCCTGAAGGACCATCGTGTGCCGACTATTCTGAGAACCTTCTTTTTAAAATGTTTATGAAGTGGCTAACTCTTGAAGATGGTAAGTCAATTATGTTTTCAAAGCTAGCAGAAGAACACGACAGATATCATGGGTTTCATCTTTACAAGGCGATTGCGCGCTTCTGTAAGGATGCTATTCCAAGAAAGGAGATACAGTCACTAAAGAACATTTATGGTGTAGAGAGTGTTCCAGAGGGAAGTTCTGTTCTTCTGATTGATGGGTAATGCTTATACCCATAAATACATGCATGGCAGGTATCGGAGTATTTATCATGATAACAGTATTGACACATACTTGCGAAAATTCGTCCTTTTGAGCCGCATTTATAGCACTCAGGAAGACGCTTGAACCATCTTTGAATTTTAATAATTGGATCCATTGAGGTATAAAATGTGGAAATCGGCTTACTAAAACGTTGGAACACCAACAAACATCTCCTGTGCGGCAGCGACAGCAGGACTGGCTTCTGCTACTACATTAACAGCCTGTTGAACGACTTCTGGACCTGTCGCAAATACGACTCCAGAAGCTAGCATTCCTCCAAAGCCAGAAAGCTTAAGTGCTGACTCCCACGAGATAGGTTCGCCCTTTGAACGTCTATCGATTGCATATATGATAAAGCATACTAGTGCAACAGCTACTGGTACAACTAGCATCATCATTTGTTGAAGTTTGCCGTAATTCTTTACAGATTTAGAACGAGTGACTCTGTCGCTCTCTTTTCAAGCTCCTTGAGGGGATCATCTTCCTCGAATTCAATTGTGGCATCTTCTGTGCCAACAAGAAGCTTGGGTGCGTCCTCTTCAGAATCCTCAGAATCATCTTCGCCAAATGAAACTGTCTTCTTCTCCTCAACTTCAGGTTCCGGTTCGGGTTCAGGAACAGCCTCTGTGTGGTTGAAGTACTTCTTTGTTATGGACTCCCATGGTAGGAATGCACGGATTACCTGCTCAAGGCAAGATGATACAATAGCCTCAATCTCCTGGCGATTGCGAGCCTGGGCCTCTGATGTAACGCCAACCGTCTTGAATAGGTAGGCAGTCTGCCACATCTTGCGGGCAGAATGCTTATAAAGCTCATGAACAAACTTACCAAGTGTTGGGCGATCAAACTCTATTCTGAGCTCACTCTGCGTTCCGCGATACTGTAATGATGCAAAAGACTTCATGTATGAGATGAATACGCCCATTAGGAGATCATCGATATAGCTACACTTTGTCACTGTTACAATACGCTCTACCTCGGTTGTTAGTGTTGACTCAGTCCATTCTGGGATGCGCGTTAGCATGTTTTGGAATGTCCGGAGAACTTGGTCCATCTGTTCGTTGCGTTGGCAAAGCTCCTTGGCTGATTCGTAGATGCTCCAGAATCCCTCTGAGACTGGCGAGACAATAAGCGAACCAAGATGATCGCGAAGGTGAGTCTTAGCAAAGTCAGATTCAGACATTTGTTAATAAATATGTTGATAAAAAAGATGTAATAACGCAACCGACAAAAACGGATTCGTGAGCTCCACTTCTAATGTACTTCACGAGACGCACCCTGGGATTAACATCTACAGAAACTCATATCGATTACAGCTCACAATGTTCACCTTCTCGTTCGACATGAACGACGACGGCAAGACCGTTCTGAGCTACGAGATTCCGAGCAGTTCGGGGTGGAACACCATGTTCCTGCCCGACCTCGGCGTTTGGTCCGACTCCCTCGCAGAAGTGCGACGGGTCGAAGAGCCTTCCACGGCGGAGTGGGAGGTTGTCGGCCGCCCCGCGCGTGTGGTCGCACCCGTGGCACCCGTTGAGCGTGTGGCGGAGGCCCCGCGCCCGCCCCGCTGGTGCATGCTGGGCAACGCCTGCCCGCGTGCCGACTGCCGGTTCCGCCACGAGCGGTGTGGGCACTACGACGCGTGGATTGCACGCGGCAAGCGTGGGCATTCGTGCCGGTCGCTTGAGACCGACCCGCGGTCGCTTCGCTCGCCTACCGATGGCGGGTGCAAGTACGACCACCGCGACCCGCGCGACCTCACGGTTACGCCGCCGCCCCTTCCGGTCAAGACGGAGTCACAGCTTTTGGAGTCGTTTTATGCGCTCGGGCTTGACTACCTCATTGACGGCTCGTACGACATCTCGCGCATGCGTGAGTCGGACTACAAGCGACTGCTTCGCAGCCTGAAGGCGGCAGGGATGGAGTACGAGGAGTTCTCTGACTACATCAACATCGAGACGGCGGAAGTCGGCCTCATCGTTGACATGTCGACGACGCTTCCCGTCAAGACGAACAACGACCTGATCGCCTCATTTGGCTCGATCGGTCTGAAGCTCGCGGACATCCCCGTGGCGATGGGCAACTTCTACGACATCAGCCGGATGTCGGGCGAGAACCGGGCTACGCTGTGGCGTAGCTTGGAGGAGCAGGATCGCGAGGCGGCGATTGACGCTGACATGAAGCTCATCTACGTTCTCTAAAAAAATCAAAGAAAATAGAAAGAAAATTTAAAGAAAATAAAAAGGCCGAAAGGCGGTTTTTGCTTCCGTCGAAAACGGATTTTAACAAGTCAAAGTATGACCGTATCAAGATCACAATCAAGATGACCACCAAGCAAATCAACGACGCAATTTACGCAATGATCGAGACCCTCGCCGATAACTACGGGTTTGACGCAGACGAGGCTCTCGAGCACATCACGACGGGTACGGACACGAACCACGTCGAGAATCTTCTGAAGCTTCTCGCGAAGGAGAAGCCTAAGAAGAAGGAGGACACCAAGACGGAGGTCAAGGTGGAGGTGAGCGATGAGGTGAAGAAGGTCCAGCACAACATCACGCTTTGGGAGAAGAAGCTCGAGGCGGGCGACTACAAGGACAAGGACGCGCACGTGAAGAAGATCGAGGCGGAGAAGAAGAAGCTCGTGAAGCTTCAGGGCACTCCGGTCGTCGTGGCGCCGAAGGTGGAGGCTCCGGTCGTCAAGGCGGAGGTCGCGGAGAAGCGTATCAAGCGTTTCTCGCCCGCGATGGCCACCCAGCTCGGCACTGCGCTTGAGAAGGTCAAGCTCTCGCTCACCGACAAGCTCAAGAAGGAGTTCGCGAGCTACATCGAGGAGCTGGATGTGGAGACGTTCCGCGGTGCGAGTCTCGCTGACCACATGCGCACCTTCTCCGAGTCCAAGGTGCCCCACGCGGGTGGGGGCGCGGGTTCCAAGCCGGATGACGAGGAGGAGCCGCCGCACCTGGAGGCTAAGACGCCGGAGGCCGAGCCGGTCGTGTCGGTTACGCGCGAGGAGCTTGTGAAGCTTAAGCTCGTTGTTGCGACTGACAAGCCGGAGGTTCTCTGGGATCCCGCGTCGAAGCGCCACGTCAAGGGTCCCGCGATGGACGAGGACGAGGACATGACGGAGGTTGACTTCAAGAAGAAGAAGTACGTCGTCGGCGACAAGACGGGTCGCGTCTACGAGGCTACCGAGGCGGGCGACGTCTTCGTGGGCTTCAAGGGCGTGGGTCTCTTCAAGACCATGTCGTAATCACGCAGTTCGGAAAGCAGTGCGCGAACCACATGTAGATTCCGGGTCCTTCAAAAAGATCGTGTGGGACATAGATCTTTTTCAGTTCTGGCACTACATGTATTCCAATATACTCGTTATTAATCATTGTCTTGCTATACTCTGACCATACGGAATCTAAAGTGGGACCATCATTGTCTTCAACAAAGATCTCACTAACAACATTTTTTTGGTAATACGCCATATCGCATATCTGAGTTCTCCAGTCCATTACATAATATAGGTAATAAATGTCTAAACTACAATATCACTACCAGTGAAGAGATGAGCAATTAATACGTAGATAGGTAATCCAATAAATCCGAACATAGGAATGAGACCAAGTGCGCCCCAGAAGAGTGGCATTCTGCCTTGGCTATTTCCAAATCTGAGGCAGGTAAAGAATGATAATGAATATAAAAAGAAACTAAAAAATCTCATAATATTTGTCCATACCATTCCCATAGCACTTGTTACGGCTTGTGCAGGTGTTCCAGTAATAGAGCCATCAACAGCTGGCGCACTTTCCTTGAATCTGTCTCCATCTTTTAGTGTTGTCTTGTTAGTAGCTCCGTTAATCTTGTACTCAATCTCAAATTGCTTTACCTTATTAGGGTTGGGATCAGGAACACCTAACTTTTTGAACCCTACGACTATATCAATTGAACCATTCTTTACATGAGATATAACAGCATCAGTTACATCATTCATGTTTCCATCAACACCATACTCTGCCTTTGTGATCTCTAATCCGCTTGCTGTGCGTTGTGGTGGAGCATCTATGTAAAATGATTGTCCATCATTGACAGCAGTCATTAATCCTGCACCTCCGTTGATCGTGTAAGAAATGCGAAGAACTTTTGGTTGACCTGGGAGGGGGTCAGTAACATTTAAAACTGCAGGCGATACAGCAGGAACGCTCAAGACACCATCTTTTATCATCGAGCTTACCGTTTTTGTAACATCTGTGGTTGTAGAACCAGCTCCGTATGTGGCATTCACTACGACAATGCCACTCATCCTTATTATGATGAGAATACTACATTTGCGATGCCACTAATAACTCGCAGAAAATTGTAGGACTCAACAAAGGCTCTGACTTGATAGGTATAGATAAGGGTATTTGATGTTGATTTTTGAACAACTGTTATTATATCATTCGGACCATATAGTGGTTTTCCGTTTGAACCCAATATAGTTGGATCAGGAACGACGGTAGGGTTGGGATTGTTAACTGTAGATTTTAAGATGCACACCGTTGTTGAATTTGAAGGTACTCCAATTTGCGAACCAGTTGGTGGCTCGATATATGTATTACGTAAAATGATCTTGTTAAACTGAGATCCATTTATTGCTCCAGATGGCTGAGCAAACTTATGATCGGCTGAAAATGAGTAGGCATAGACACCCGGCAGTTGTGTGACAGTTGTTCCCTCGTGATGGCGAAAGTGTTGAATGTGATCAAAGAATTCAGTTTGCTTAAATCCAAAACGCTCCTTACCGTCAATGATAATGCTAGATTCTAGCAGGATATCTCTCTGTGTTATCCCGCTTAATTGCTGATCTCCTGATGAAAAAAATCCAAGTCCAGAAAATGGTGGCTTATTTGGATCTTCCCAATTCGTATAATTATCGTAATCATTAATTGGTATTCTATCATTGCGCTGGGCAACCCACACGACACGAGTAACCATATTTTTCATAAGAACTGGGAGATCAACTGACGGTCCATGTAATCCCTGCCCTTGAGATACATCAATCTGTGTAATCAAGAAAGAGTGATCTGTTGTTGCAATATGAGCCATTTCCGTGTCAGATACGAAGATATAGTTAGCTTCAATAAATGGATTTAGCTTCCACGTCATAAGCGCAGAATTTACTGGGGTTATCTGATCACTACTTGGTGGCGATAAAAATGTAGACATTGTTGGTGATAGAGGTATTGGGGCAATGCGCTTTCTAAATGTAGGACTTGCTGGACGAACATCATTAACTGTAAAGAGCTGATATATGTTCTTTAGATCAACTACAAATTCAACATCGGAATGCTGTAAAGCAATAAGAGGAAGTGAGTGTCCGATAGATTCACAAAACCAAAAATGAAGAGGAATTGTGATTACACTTCCAGGTATAGAAGGAGCTGGGTCACTTCCATTGTTGATAGCATGTGGGTATTGATTCATACGATCGTAGGCATTCGCAGGATCATAATTCTGTTTAATGTTGCCCGTCATGATATCTAGGACATCCTTCTTGTTCTTATTGAATTGTAGAGCAGCATACAGCTTCATCCACTCACCGGTATGGCGAACAACTTCTGAGCCGTTGATTGTAACTGCTACATAATTGATCATGTTATATCCGATGTTCTCTATCCATTGAAATTCATAACCTACTGCGGGTTGATTTGGAACTGGAACAATCGGCGAGTATATATCTGGAAGTGCAATACTCAAATAACAATCGTGTAATAGCTGTGCGTGTCGATCAACCTTTGTTCGCAAAGTAAGTGTTCCCGATTGCGGTAAATTCAAATTCGTACTACGGAAGTAGAGTCTGAAGTGTTCCATCGCAAACTCAGTGTGTCTTTTGTACATCGCTCTAAAGTGGGTAAAGGAAGGGTTTCCTGTAAACAGCACATCTTGTGCTCCTTTTCCCACTAATTGCATTAATCCGCCCGTCATCTTATTATAATCATAGTTTAGAATGTCTAAAATAGTATCTTCTTAACTGCACTATTATAGTGATCGGCTACATAAACATCACCAACAGAATCTACGGCTACACCAAATGGAGCACTAAATCCACTTCCAATTGTTGTAATAGCTCCTTGAGGTGTTACTTTCCTAACTGCATTGTTATATGTATCTGCTACATAAACATTACCAACAGAATCTACGGCTACTTCATATGGCCGAAAAAATCCACCTCCAATTGTTGTAATATTACCTTGAGGTGTTACCTTCTTAATTGCATTGTTATATGTATCTCCTACATAAACATTACCAACGGGATCTACGGCTACTCCAGATGGACCACTAAATCCACCTCCAATTGTTGTAATAGCTCCTTGAGGAGTGATCTTCTTAACTGCATTAATTGTAAGTTCAGTTACATAAACATTACCAACGGGATCTACGGCTACTCCATATGGACCACTAAATCCACCTCCAATTGTTGTAATAGCTCCTTGAGGAGTGATCTTCTTAACTGCATTAATTGTAGGTTCAGTTACATAAACATTACCAACAGAATCTACGGCTACTCCGGATGGCAGATTAAATCCACTACCAATTGTTATTGTCGTTTGATATGGTACACCGAACCTAATTCTGCGAATCGTATAGTTATTTCTATCACATATTAATGCATCTCCGTAATTATTAAATACTATTCCGAAAGGATAATTAAATTTTGATGCAAGTGCAGTTGCTCCAATTGTAAATCCAGAAGTTCCATCTCCTGCGAATGTTGTTACTATTCCTGTATTTGTAATCTTACGAATTACATTATTGGCCGATTCTGATACATATAGATTATTATTTGAATCATAAGTTATTCCAAAAAGATAATCAAATTGTGCATTTAATCCTGTGCCATCAACTGAACCAAACGTCCCACTTCCTGCAAAGACTGTAACAATTCGGTTGTTATTAATTTTACAGATTTTATTATTATCTATAAAATATAGATCAAGATTATTATCTACAGTTAGTTGAGTTGGAGAAGAACCAGGAACATTTACATATATGTCAACTTGACCAGACGGCATGTTAATTTTGCGAATTTGAGAATTTTGTCTTTGTGATACATAAATATTTCCTAGATAATCTACACATATTCCACTTAAGTCTTGGAAAGTAGCCATGTTTGGTGGGCCATTAACACTTCCATAAGTAGTAACATCTCCAAAAGCAACAGAATATACACCATCTCTGTTGACAGTATAAATAACATTTCCACCTGATTCGATTGCATACATTACGTAACTATTACGTCCAATGGCGATATCTATGAAACGTTGAGCTGGAGGTAATCCTGGACTTATAATCGGTGTAAATCCTAAATCTGTGAAGGTTGATACCACTCCAAATTCTGTAATTTTACGAATGCAAAAATTGGCAGCATCCCATACATATGTATTATTACCAGCATCTACTGCTATACTCGTAATCTGACCAAATTTTGCAATACTTCCAATTCCATCAACATATCCCGGATTACCAGGCTGACCCGCAAATATTTTTATGCTATATGTTGGGCTAAATAATGTTACTGGAGGAGATGTTACGCCATTTTGAGTTAGCGTGTAATATCCGGAAATATCACCTCCTACAAAATTTAGACCTGTAGCATTTGGATAATTTTGTATAATATTTGCCACTGCTTGTTGAATTTTTACCTCATTTGGTTTTTCTGTTGTAAATGCTGATATTTGGTATGTAATTTGAATACTTCCGCCCTTTACTTCTAATTTTACATCAGATGGAGAGACATTATATAAATTCGCAAGGTAGTTGATGATTCCTGTATAATCGCCACCCGGAGTGTATACACCTGCTGTATAATAGAACTGCCCTTGAACATAAAAATTTGCGGTCTTATTTCTTACCTCAATCTTATCATGCATACATGATGCACATAATGGGTTGTGCTTATTAGGGTCAGTAGTAGAACAATTACATAGTTTGACAGCTGACAATATCTTGCCACCAAATTCGCGAGGATATTCAAGAACATAGTCAGCAGACTGCGACGCCTTGTAATCAGTGTAGTAAGATGCCGGTCTGCGGAATTTTGATGTTCCAAATTCAGCCCGACTCATACCATTATATTGAATAGCCCCGCAAACATCATCGCACGTTGGTGGTGGATTCGTGATATCTTGTGGCTGATCTGTAAGATAGTTTTTTGCCCCGCCTAATCTCTTAAGACGGATCCAGTCGCCCGCATCTATCTTGCGAGTTCCACGTTGGATGTTAGATGCCATTATGAAACTACAGAGGTAAAAAAGCGGATCTCTCCTGGTGCGCTACGGATTCCAATGCGAATCAATCTTTGTGTATCTGCGAAGGCGGGGTGATCAAATATCTCGTTACTATCTGGATCCATTACGAAAAGAATCGTTCCAACTCGGACAATCTGTAGGCGACGTTTCTTGCGTTGTACGTTTCTTAAATACAGTGCGTCTAGATCATCTCCCTTATAATTGGGTTTAAAAGCCAGGTCTTCATTGGTTGATGTTGTGTCAAATCTCATACACTGGATAACTGGCTTTTCGCGTGAATGTAATCTGCGGTGAATCTCGCAATCGACGGCAGCCTGTTTCAAAAGAAGTGAAATGTTCTTAATAATGCGACCCTTTTCATATGCTACTTCATATAGATACTCATCTCCACTCATAAATACCTGACGAGGCTCTCCACCCTCATACCGCTTAAGAGACATGTCATTTCTGCGAATTGGAACTATGTTGAACCCTTCAGATGTTGTTAGCTGATCTGGTGAAAATACGCTCATGTAGATTTTGACTACAACATTGCGCTCTGGGATTGGGAGCTTACGGTGAGAGCAGATACGAATAGCACGTCCAATTACTTGTTCTAGAAGAGCTGGATTCCAGTAGGGTTCCATGATGTGTACTCTGCGAACATCTGCTAGTGTAATACCTTCGGCGGCAGCCTTTGAACCAAGGAATAGACATAGACGGCGTGGCTTACCTACAATCGAATCCTTTAGTCCTTGAGGAAAAGTATCCGAATAATCTTGATTAAAAATTTGACGAGTTATTTCACGATCGTCGCTTGACTCGCCAGTGAAGAGGGCATAAGCAGGAACATCGGGCTTCATGTCACCTTCTTCCCACACACCACGACCCTTGTTGACTAGCTTATAAGGCTGGAATCCATTGGCATCCAGAATAGCAGTAAATACGCCAAGACCTTCAAGTGAAAGGAACTGTGAATAGATAAATTGATTATTAAAGTTTGGTGCTGTTCCAAGATTCTCCTTTACACCCTTTAAGACCGCCAACATTTTTGGAGAGAACTTGGCTAATCCTTCTTCAGATAGATATCTAGCAGGATCAGCTCTCAGCTTATCTAGAACATCACCCTTATCTGCTAGTTCCGGTCTGGCATCCAGATCAGCTTCTGTGGTTCCTTCTGGAAGTTCAAATCTCAGTTCTGGAGGAATGGCATAATTACAAGCTAAACGTGACGTCATACGGAAAGAACCAAAATCATCGTCGAGTGAGGCGTTTCTCTTCTTGCGCGATTCCCGCTGAACTTCAATCCATCGGACTTCAAGATAGCGTTGAAATTGTTCAGGGGACATAGGAACTTTTACTAATGTCGTTTCTTCTTCTAGTCTCTTAGGCATCAGTCTCTCGTCTGCACCTTTGAAGTATGAGATTAAACCCTGTATGCGGTGCATGAATAGAACCGAGTTCTTGATTGATAAACCATCTACGAACATCTTCATGAACTCTTCAAACTCAGTGGGTAGACATTTCAACTCATCTACAAAACACTTTTCAGGATCAGCTAGTTCAATTCCTGGAAGCTTCTCTTCGAACTTTTTCTTCCATGTTCCAAACCACACCTTGATATCTGGTTCTTGCTTGAAATCGGCATTATACTTAACTGCTACGCGAACACCTTTTTCATTATACTGTGTCTCAAAGTTTGGAGGATTACGTGTAACCATAATAGTACGCTTAACAGAATTGAATTCTATAGTATCAACATCTAATAGTGTTTTTAAGAAGGTTGTCATTTGAGCCTCATCCCAAGCTAGAGCAGAGGTGGTTAGAATTGATAGTCTTTCGATAGGTCCACGAAGCAGATTCATTAGGTAGGCAATCTCTTGAGGCTTGTTGATAACGGGCGTTCCAGAAAGGCATACTACCTTGCAATTTTTAGCATTATAGATACGATCGTAGGCACGACGACGGATGGTATTGTTTACGGCATAGTTAACCAAGTTGTGAGCCTCGTCAATGATTACTACGCAGTCATCAAACTGTTGAGGGTTATCGGGAGGAAGAAGAGTGTCAATATTTGAAGCAGTAATACCGTTATAGTTAATGAATGTAAAACGCTGATCAAGAATGTCATCAATCTGGGCCATAACGCCCTTCTGTGTTGCTAGTGGTAGTGTTCTAAAGTTTGGTTCTTTGGCAGATGTTACATAATACTGACCAGTAGAATCCAAAAAGGCATCTGATATTCCCATAGCCTTAGCTTCCGTGCGATCTTCTGGCTTGGTAATTTTCTTTACGTCCCAGTGTTGGTCATAAGCATAGATAGGGTCGCCACATTT